ATTATAAAGGTATGAAGATACAACCTGCAGAATTTATTAATGAAAACAATTTATTATTTGCAGAAGGAAATGCAATTAAATATATTTGTAGACATAAGAAAAAAGGAAAAGAAAAGGATATACAAAAAGCAATACACTATTTAGAAATGATTTTGGAAAGGGATTATAATGAGTAATGACGAAGCAACCATAAGACAATTAGAAAAAAGAGCATCAGGATTTAGAAGATTAATTTCAAGCTTAAATGATTTATATATCTATGGTATCAACCCCACTAGAGATAAAATATTATTTGTTAGAATTTCTGAACTCAAGGAACATCTTAAGAAAAAGATAACAAAAAATAATGAAAGACTTAATGACCATTATACAACAAGCATTGATAGTTTAGCTGATGATGATGGACAAGTGGGTGTTGTTGGTCCTATAGTTATTGATGATTCTAAAAAAGAAAAGATTAATGTTATGACTGAAGAGGAAGAGTATCGTAATGCAGGTATCACTAAAGAAGAAGCAGAAAGAAAGATTACATAATGAATGAAGAACAAGATAGGGTTGAAGCATCCTCTTATGAAGATGAAGTTAGTTCAAGACGAACTGTTTCAATACCCTTAAAAGAATATGATGAATTAAAAAAAGAACAAGGTTATATAAAAGATAAATCTTTAATTGCTATCATAGATAAAGTTGAAGAACTTGTTCGAGCATTAAGAAAACATATTGTAAGAAATTAAATGGTAGAGAAAATTTATGATTTAAAAGGTAAACCTATTACTGGAAAAGCCAGTAAGTATAATATGAGATTATGTTTAGTGGGTTTAGATGATATAGATATTAAAAATATTTTAACATTTGGAATTGCTGATGATGGTTTCTTTATGGTTAAAAGTGTAGACAATCCAAGACTCCCTATATTTATGACTAACCCTGTTAGAGTTAGAAGTGTAGAAATATATAAAGAGGGTGACAAACCTTTAACAAAATTAAAAGTAAACAAAAGCGATGATGATGATTTCTTTGTAGACTTAATGAGGAAAGCGAATGCGACCACACCGAAAATTAAATAAACATAAACGAGTTAAAAGAAAAGAAGCTGATTTGATGGGCTTTAAATTGATTATAAATAATCAAGGACATTTTATTACTGAATTAAAAACTTATCCAGTAGAAAAGATTAAACTACATTTTAAAAAAGAAAATGCAGGAGTTATTGTAGCTTTGTTGAGAGAGTGTAAGACTAATTTTTCAGACTTACATAAGTACTTAGAAAAGATTGCAAAGGATGTATCCTTTTCTTAAGCATCTTTTTCTAATTTAACTGGTTCTTTATTTAACTTCTCTATAGGAAAACAATTATACAGCATCTTGATTTTTTGTTTTTTAAATTCTTCTATCCCTACAGTCTTCATATATGTTTCGGCAACTTCAGCTATATGATAATACCCTTTGTACATACATTGTTCTTCTGTTTCAAACTTCCAATTATCATGTGTAAGAGGTGGTAAACATCCCAGTATTCCACATATTGTTATCACTAAAGTTATATTCATTCTTGCCTTGTGTTGGTGCACACCACGCTAATGTAAACATTAAGGTCATTAAAAGAATTGTAAAGTAACGCATCCATCTAGTCCTTTTGTCCTTTATTTTTCTTATTACTCTTCTTCTTTGAAAATTTTTTAAAGTTTGATAGTTCATTTTCAATAGTCGCCATTAGTCTTGTTATAAGTTTGTCGTTAAGCATTAATTAAATTATCTTTTTTTCTTTTTATTCTTATTCTTCTTACCTTTTTTCTTATTTAATTTTTTAAGATAGTTCTTATCTTTTTTCTTATTCTTTTTTTTCGTCATGCTATCTCCATTCTATTGACAACTTAAACATTCATCATCATTTACTTTAGCACCTTGAGGATTGCAATTACATTTCTCGCAAGGACATACACCTGTGGCATCGGAGTGTCCTTTAACACTACAATGACAATCACAAAAACAATCTTTACATTTAGCCATAATTATTTTAATATTAATTTTTTGATTGATTTTTCGCCCATATAAATTTCTGTTTCTGCTTCAGATTTGATACATTGGTATTGTACATTTTTATTATATACTCTCATAGCAATCCTCTTTCCTTTAAGGCACTCACTCATTGTGGGCTGTATTCTATGTTCTTTAATCTCGCCATTTATTATCATTAATAAAGCTATCACTATCTCAGTCATGTGTATTACCATTACTTCTTACTTTGTCTTTAAGAACTTCTATGACTGTTAAAATTTTATCTACATCTTTTTGTAGTCTTAAAATATTAACTGCATTATGTCTTGATTCTTTAATTTCTAATTGGATATATTCAACATCAGATAATAAGCTTTCAATCAATAAAAATTGCTCACTATCTGCTGGAAGTGAACCTAATTCTCCTCTTGGCCATTTAATAGAAAACTCAACTGCTTGGTCTAAATCTTTTTTCATTAAAACATTATCATTCTCTATTGAGTTGATACGTTCAATGACTCCAAAATATGCCCATACACCTACTGCAACTGCCGCCAAAATTGAAAGCAAGTTTCTCATTGGCATACTTATCGCTGTGTTATCTGATATTTTCATTTAGTTTTATCTTTTCTTTTACATTTACATCGAGGTGCAAATAGATTATTAAGCCAAGTATTAAAACCATCTATCAAATCACAAAACTTGTATACAAATTTATCCATTATTTTTTTCTATTCTTTAATAAACTTGTAACAGATATTCCATAGTTCCCACCTACTACTATAAAAATTAAGTATAAATATACTTCAGGTATAGTTTTTAACTGTTCAAAATAAAACTCAACCTTTGTTAGCATATCTACATTACCATAGAATGTAGCATAAGCAAGGATGCCTAATGGTGCTAAGATAAATGCACCTAATATTAAATCTAAAAATAAAGAACCATTTCTTTTAGCTCTTTCATTTCCAGTAGCCATTTCTTGAAGTTTTACTTGGTGTGCTCTATCAGCTTTTTCTCTTCGTCTACCCATAAACGAACCGACAGCTTTTGAACCTATATTAAATAATAATTTATAAGGTAACATATTTTTTTCTCCTTTATTTTTTTATGGTGGTAGAGCAGTTGTACTCGTTGGAGTTGTACTGATACCACCATGACAGTAAAGACTAATTACTTAATCTTTATTGTTCGTGGTTTTTTCTCTTCAGGTAAATCTTGATAGAGTTTGATTTTAAGTATTCCATCTTTAAAATCTGCATCTTCTACCTTGATGTACTCTGACAAAGTAAACTTTCGTAACACACTTCTAGAAGCAATACCTTGATGAATCAAGTTATCACTATCTTTTTCTTTCTTAGCTTCTATTGTAAGTATTCCATCTTGCAACTCACAATTAATATCAGACTTAGAGAAACCAGCTAGTGCCATCTCTACCTGATACTGACCTTCTTTTAACTTTCGTATATTATAAGGTGGAAAGTTTGAAGTGTTTATTCGAGAGACCTCATTTAATGAATCAAACATTCTATCGAATCCGATAGAGAAGTTTTTAAATGGGTCAAAGTTTATTAAATCGTATGTTGTCATTGTTAATCCTTTCGTTAAGCGATTTAAGTTTAGTAACCTCACAATGAGCATTACCTTTCTCCTATATTATAGGAAGAAATTCGTTAGTTGTCAACTATTTTGTAGACAAACTTTCTATAGCTTTTGCTGTAGCATCCATCCTTTTTATAATACCTCGTCTATCTAAAGCAATAGCATTTTTATATTCATCATTATTTAAAAATTCTTTAGCAGCTTCTTTATATTTACCTGCATTAATTAAATCTAATGTATCAGGACTACCTGATAATGAACCTCTAAACCATGATGATACTAAATTCTGTCTAACTTCTAAAGGAAATTTATTAAAGTTTTTTATATTATCTTTTATTATAGGAAGTCTATCTTCTATATCTTCAATTAATTGAACATTTGCTTCATGTAGATTTACTGAATCATCTAGTTTATTTTCTTTTCGATAACTACCATATCCACTTGTAACATTTGTTTCTCCTTTACCTTTATAATTTTTATATTTTTCTTCTCCATCAACAATAATTTTTTCACCTAATTTTTCATATCCTTTTATTATTTCTGTATAATCAAATGCTTCAGGTTTTTGTTCTGGTATTATATTATTTTCTACAGCTTTATTTATATCTGCATCCACACCTGTTGTAGTTATTGTTCCTGCTATAAGTGCAGCAGCCACATCTTTTTTATCCATTTCTTTTTCCTTT